GTAACGGCGAACCTGTAGTAGACAAAATTGTGCAATATCACCTACCTTATCTAAAAGAAGAAGTAATATCTATAATCAACTATTTGAAAAATGACAATTAAACTATTTGATATATCTAGCGGTAAAGTAATTCCTACGGAACATTGCCATACACTTGAGACATTGCGACGACTTATGGACATGTATCCTGATAACTACCTTAAGGTCTATCAGTATCTGTTTTATATGACTTGTCCTAACCCAGAGATTAATCCATTTTTTAATACAGTTGATACAGATAGAGAGGAGATTGTACTAGCAGAGATTGATGCTGATTTTAGTCCTGAGGAAGATGGTATACCGCAAGCAATAGAGTTCTGTAGGAAACTATATGAGACTCCGACAATGAGAGCATACAATGGTATTAAGAAGGCACTAGATAATATTGCTACCTATATGAATAACACATCTATTACGGATGGTAGAGATGGTAACATCAACCAAATCAGAGCTATGGCTAAGGATTTTGATGCTATTAGATTATCCTATAAGGGTGCATTACGGGATATGCAGGAAGAACAGAAGAGTCATGTAAGGGGTGGTACAGGCTTAGCATACGACCAAAACATGTAATATGCAGCAAGAATTCTATACAAACATTCCTGTATATGACAATGGAGTCTGGACAGATATAACCTTTGACTCTCAAATAGAGTTCAGGGATTACCTACTTACCCTATTTAAAGTTCCTGGAGAATATAACTTTGATGATACTAGTCTAAAGTTTAATGAATTAGCTGAACTTTTTAATACACAGGGATTCTACTGTGTACATCCAGAGGGAACTAAGGACTTCCGTACATTCTGGGATACTGAAAAACAGAAATGTAGAAAGGGAGTATTCTTTATAAGTGGGGATAATAAATGGTATTTATCCCGTGACTATTACATGTGGCTAAACTTCCTACCTATCTTTAACAAGGAGATACAGAAGTTTGGCTTTGCTGATATACGTGATGCACAGTATCATATGGCATTATATGAAATGCTTGCTGAATTAAGTCATAAGCATGTGGCCATATTAAAGAAACGTCAGATAGCTAGTTCCTATTTTCATGCTGGTAAGTTTATAAATCAGGTATGGTTTGAGGAAGGGGTTACCCTAAAGATGGGGGCAAGTCTTAAGGACTATATCAATGAGAAGGGTACCTGGAAGTTTCTTAATGAATATGAGGCATTCCTGAATAAGCATACTGCTTGGTATAGGCCTATGAATCCTCACAAGACATTGTTCTGGCAACAGAAGATTGAGATTGACACATATGTGGGGACACAGAAAAGAAAATCTGAGGTAGGTTTAAAAGGAGTTATACAAGGTATGTCCTTTGAAAAGGACCCTACAAATGGTGTCGGTGGTCCATGTAAATTCTTTTTTCATGAGGAGGCTGGTATTGCACCTAAGATGGATACCACTTTTGAATTCATGAGACCTGCTATGAAATCTGGTATGACTACCACAGGTATGTTTATAGCTGCTGGTTCTGTCGGTGACCTTAGTCAATGTGAACCATTGAAAAAGATGATTACTAGACCAGATGCAAATGATATCTATAGTGTGGAGACAGACCTTATAGATGATTTAAATACTATAGGTAAATCAGGATTATTTATACCTGAGCAGTGGTCAATGCCACCTTACATTGATAAGTATGGTAATTCACAAGTTGCTGATGCATTAAAAGCATTAGATGAGCAGTTTGCTATTTGGCAAAGGGAACTAGATCCTCAGGATTATCAGTTACGTATATCCCAGCACCCTAGAAATATTAAGGAGGCATTTGATTTTAGAACGGTATCTGTATTTCCAGGTCACCTGGTTACTGCACAAACTAGAAGAATTGAAGATAAAATGTATGCCTATGAGCATCTTGAATTATATAGAGATGAGAGAGGAGCCATACAATCTACAGAAAGTAATAAACTTCCTATTAGGGAATTCCCTATTACCAAGGATACTGAAGATAAAACTGGTGTTGTTGTAGTATGGGAAAGACCGGTAAAGGAACCAGAATTTGGAATGTACTATGCTTCTGTTGACCCCGTGGGGGAAGGTAAGACAACTACCTCAGAATCACTGTGTTCCATATATGTTTATAAGACAGCAGTTGAGGTAACTAGAAATAAGGGAGATGGTGTTGAAACATATATAGAACAAGATAAATTAGTAGCTGCTTGGTGTGGTAGATTTGATGATATTAATAAAACCCATGAAAGGTTAGAAATGATAATTGAATGGTATAATGCCTGGACTATTGTAGAAAATAACATTAGTCAATTTATTAACCATATGATTTATAGAAAGAAGCAGAAGTATTTAGTACCTAGATCTCAGATATTATTCCTTAAAGATATTGGTGCAAATGCTACAGTTTTCCAAGAATACGGCTGGAGAAATACAGGTACACTCTTTAAGAGTCATATGCTAAGTTATGCTATTGAGTTTGTAAAAGAAGAACTATATAGTGATACAGATGAAAGCGGAAAGGTATTTAAAACTGTCTACGGTATAGAAAGAATACCAGATCCTATGCTCCTAAAAGAAATGATGGCATACAGGGATGGGGTAAACGTGGATAGATTGGTTAGCTTTGCTGCACTGGTTGCTTTTGCCAAGGTTCAACAGGCAAATAGGGGGTATAAGAAAAGATATGAGGAATCTGGTGGCAAAAAATTGGATAATAATAATAATTTCAGTAAATTGAATAGAAGTCCGTTCCGTCATATTGGAGGGGGTTCTGGTTCAAATTCAGGAATGAAAGTACCAAAATTACCGTTTAGAAATTTAAGATAAGACATGCAGGTATATAATGCGATGCAAATGAAGGCTGGTGCCAAGGTAGAGTACAATAAAATGGGTACTCTAAACCAGCCAATCCAGTTTATTCCCAGAAGTAAAAAGGATAATGACTGGACAGCTTGGAATCTTGACTGGCTAGAATGGAAGGGATTGCAACATGTCCGTAGAAATGCTAGACGCCTGATGAAAAACTATAAGCTTGCTAAAGGTATTATAGACAAGGGTGACTATATAATTGAGGAGGATAATGAATATGCTGATCTTATTGAGGTATTGACTAAGGAGGATGCATCTGCACTTGAACTTAAGTTCTATCCAATCATCCCTAATGTAATTAATACACTAGTTTCTGAATTTGCTAAAAGGGCAACAGGGGTATCATATAGAGCAGTAGATGATTTATCCTACAATGAATTGCTTGAATTAAAAAGACAACAGGTTGAGCAAGCATTGGTGTATGATGCAGAAAGGCAATTAATGATGCGTCTTGCTGAGGATGGAGTAGATATTGAATCAGAAGAATATCAGCAAGCTATGTCTCCTGAAGCAATTAGACAACTGCCTGAAATTCAAGGGTTTTTTGATAAAACTTATAGATCATTATCTGAACAATGGGCCTCCCATCAGCATGCTGTTGATGTAGAAAGGTTCAAAATGGATGAACTAGAAGAAAGAGCATTTAGAGATATGCTCATCACTGATAGAGAATTCTGGCATTTTAGAATGCTTGATGATGATTATGATGTTGAATTATGGAATCCGGTACTAACCTTTTATCATAAATCACCGGATGTAAGATATATTTCTCAAGGACAATGGGTTGGAAAGTATGATATGATGACTGTTGCTGATGTTATTGACCGTTATGGATGGTTAATGACTGAAGAACAGATGGAGACATTAGAGCAGATTTATCCTGTACGTTCTGCTGGTTATCCATTGCAGGGCTATCAGAATGATGGTACATACTATGACGGTACCAAATCACATGATTGGAATACAAATATGCCGTCATTGGGATATCGTCAGTATACCTCTATGTGGGATAATACCTTACGTGGGGGAGATATTGTAAACTGGATCCTAGCAGATAGTGAAGATTACTTTGACATGGGTATGACAAACCTCCTTAGAGTAACAACTGTATACTGGAAGTCACAAAGAAAAGTAGGACACTTAACTAAAATTGATGATTACGGCAGCGTAACTAATGATATTGTTGATGAGTCGTATGTTATAACAGATAAGGCTTTATACAATACAGATCTCTTTAAGAATAAGAGTAAGCAGAATTTATTGTTTGGAGAACACATTGACTGGATCTGGATTAATGAAGTATGGGGCGGTGTAAAGATTGGACCTAATCACCCCACCTATTGGGGTACTAATAACCCTGGTGGTATCAATCCTATTTATTTAGGGATTAATACTAATAACATTGGACCACTTAAGTTCCAATTTAAGGGTGACGATACAATGTACGGGTGTAAACTACCTGTAGAAGGTTCTGTATTCTCAGATAGAAATACTAGATCTACATCCCTCGTAGATCTTATGAAGCCATTCCAAATTGGCTATAACATTGTAAATAACCAGATTGCAGATATTCTGGTAGATGAATTAGGTACAGTTATCTTACTGGATCAGAATGCATTACCAAGACATAGCCTGGGAGAAGATTGGGGAAAGAACAATCTGGCCAAGGCTTATGTAGCAATGAAGAACTTCCAGATGTTACCTTTGGACACTTCTATTACTAATACTGAAAATGCATTAGCATTCCAGCATTATCAGAAGCTAGATCTTGAACAAACCAATCGTTTGATGTCTAGGGTCAATCTTGCTGGATACTTTAAGGGTCAAGCATTTGAGGTTATTGGTATTACACCCCAACGTATGGGACAACAGATTTCTCAGCAGACTGCAACAGGTGTTGAGCAATCAGTTAATGCAAGTTATGCACAAACAGAAGTTTACTTTATGCAGCATTCAGATTATCTGATGCCTAGAGTACACCAGATGAGAACTGATCTTGCGCAGTTCTATCAGGCCACAAAACCTTCAGTAAGGCTTCAGTACATTACAAATACAGAACAACGAAAGAATTTTGAGATTAATGGTACTGATCTCCTACTTAGAGATCTGAATATATTCTGCACAACTAAAGCAAACCATAGAGCAGTTGTAGAGCAATTAAAGCAATTGGCAATTAATAACAATACTACAGGGGCTTCTATATACGACTTAGGTAATCTGATGATGGCTGAATCTTTGCCAGATGTTAATCAGGTTCTTAAGCAGACTGAGAATAAACAACAGCAGATGCGTCAAGAAGAAATGCAGCAACAGCAACAAATGCAGGAGCAGCAGCTTCAGGCACAAGCTGAAGAAGCAAGACTTAAGAGAGAGTTTGAGGCAGAACAGAATGATCTTAATAGACAATCTAGACTGCAAGAGGCTAGAATTAGATCTGCTGGTTTCGGTGCTACTGTTGATATTAATCAGAATCAGCAATCCGACTACATGGATGCCCTTACTCAGATTAACAAAATGGGTATTGAGAATGAGAATATTACTCTTCAGAAAGAAAAGGAAATTAATAGAATGGCTGAGAATAGAGACAAAATGAACATTGAGCAGCAGAAGATTAATACACAAAAAGATATAGCCAATACACAACTGCAAATAGCAAGAGAGAATAAGAACAAGTATGATAAAAAGAACAATGAGAAGAAGAAAAAGTAATAAGTTTTGACCCTGTTTGCTATAAAGTGCCGCTTAATTATTTTATCATGCTAATTTTTAAAGTTTAAATCTATACTTTTGTGTATATTGATATTATAAAACCAACAAAAAATGAGTGAAAAGGAAACAGCTACTGCCGAGACTACGTCTATTGAGCAAGTAGATATTGACCTAGATAGTCTTGACTTTCTAGGGGCACCGGGAGCAGAAAACGTTATGCTTCCAGAGGAAACAAAACCTAGTGTATTTTCTAGGGGATCTGTTGACCTCAGTTTTATTGACAAGGATTCATCTGATGAAAAAGATGAAACAAAGGAACCAGAAGTAAAGATTGATGACGTAATTCAGGAAATGGATCCTGATAGTGACTTTAGACTTAAGGCAGAAACAAAAGCAGAGGAAACTCCAGAAGCAAAAGCCGGAAGACCTAAAGTAGAAAAGAATGGAATGGCTGAGGTAGTTAATAAACTAATTGAGTCAGGTAAGATTATTCCATTTGATGATGATAAGCCTTTAGAGGAATATTCATTAAAAGACTATCAGGAACTTATTGAAGCTAATTTTCAAGAAATTGAGAATAAGGTACGTCAACAAACTCCAATTGAATTTTTTGATTCTCTTCCTCAGGAACTACAATATGCTGCAAAATATGTAGCAGATGGTGGTCAGGATTTAAAAGTCTTATTTAAAGTATTAGCCTCGTCTGAAGAAGTTAGAGAATTAAATCCATCTGTTGAACAAGATCAGGAACAAATCGTAAGAGAATATCTTAAGGTAACTAATTTTGGATCAACAGAAGATATTCAAGAGGAGATCGACGCATGGAAGGACAGAGGTGATCTTGCTAATAAAGCATTAAAGTTTAAACCAAAACTGGATGCTATGCAAGAAGATGTTGTCCAACAGAGACTTGCACAACAAGAACAAATGCGTCAACAACAGCAACAAGCTGCACAACAATACATGGACAATGTATATAATACAGTAAGTGTTGCTGAAATCAACGGATTGAAAATGGATAAAAAGGTTCAAGGCATGTTATATAACGGTCTTGTACAACCAAACTATCCATCTATTTCAGGAAGACCTACTAATATGTTAGGACACCTTCTAGAGAAATATCAGTACGTTGAACCTAACTATCCGTTGATTGCTGAAGCTTTATGGCTTCTTGCTGATCCAGATGGTTACAGAAGTAAAGTAAAAGAACAGGGTAAGACTGAAGCTGTAGAAAAAACAGTTCGTCAATTGAAGACAGAACAAGCTAAGTTACAGACAAGTGCCCCTGTTGTTGAAAAAGAAGAAACAGTACAAAGAAGAATCCCACGTGGTGGTAACTTCTTTAAACGATAAACGATAACCCTTTTAATTTAAATAAATAAGTAAATGGCAACTCCAGTTTTAAACAATGGTATATTTCTACGAGATACCAATTATGCGGCTAGTTCGCACGTAGATTCATACCACCTGGTTAACATGCTGAAGAATGCGGAGCCGATGGACCTTGGACCAGTTGACCTTTGGGCAATGGCACAAAAGGTAGAGATGCCGCTTTATCAGATGTCTTCCTTTGGTGGTAAGAACGTAATTAGCGTAGACAATGCACGTGGTGAATACAAGTGGCAGACTCCTGTTGTTCAGGATCTTCCTTACATTGTAGATTCACAAGTTTCAGGCATTGTTGGTCTTGATGGTACTACCTTCCAGATCAAATTGTCACGCAGAGAATTTGGTCATGGTGATATCATCACTTACGATAAGTACAACGGTTTTGAAATGTATATTACTGTGGATGATATCCTTCCTCTCGGTGATGGTTTCTTGTACACTGTACAACTCGTAAACAATGATACTGGTAATGGTATTGATGCTGATCAGTATCTTGTATCAGGTACCAAGCTTTTCCGTAAAGGTTCTGCTCGTGGTGAATACGGAGAAAGATTCTCTGATATCATCACAGCTACTGGCTTCCGTGAATTCTACAACTTTGTAGGTGGTGCAGAAGCACACGTACACTATTCTATTTCTAGCCGTGCTGATCTTATGATCAAGGGTGGTATGAATGCAGATGGTACTGTACCTGTAACTGAAATCTGGCGCAACTTTGACAAAAACATCGATCCAGCTGTAGCTAACTTGGATACTATGGTTAGCCGCATGGGTAAGGATTATGTTAAACGTGCAATGAATAATGGTTCATTGTCTCGTACTTTCTTGACTACAATGGAAGCAGCACACCTGACTAAAGTTGCTAATGACATTGAGACCTACTTGATGTGGGGACAAGGTGGTAGAGTACGTCAGGATGGTCCAGATGATATCCGTCTGTCTGTAGGTCTCTGGAAGCAGCTTGATAACTCATTCAAGCGTGTATACAACAAGTCTGGCTTTAGCTTGGATTTGTTCCGTTCTGAAATCTACAACTTCTATGCTGGTAAGGTTGAATTCAAGGGTCCAGATCCTAAGCGTCAACTGATTGTACAAACTGGTATGGGTGGTATGAGAATGGTAAATGAAGCAATCCGTAGAGAAGCTGTGTCTTCAGGTCTTGTTATCCAAGCATCAACTGATGCAGGTATTGGTGCAGTATCTGGTCAAAGCATGGACTTGAACTTTGGATTTGCTTTCACATCATATGTGATTCCATTCTTGGCAAATGTTAAGTTTGTATTGAACCCAGCATTTGACAACTTGCATACAAATGACATTGAAAACCCAATCATTGATGGTTTCCCATTGTCATCTTATAGCTTCATCATCTTCGATATTACT